TTCCAAATAAGCTGATACCACCTAAAAGCTTGCAAAATCGAGTGATACTAAAGAATAACGGTAAATATCCTGGAAACGAACACGTTGGTGCTTTTGGTCTTGATAGTTATGATATATCAGGAACTGTTGATGGTAAAGGTTCTAATGGAGCTTTACACGGGCTTACAAAGTTTTCAATGGAAGATGCGCCACCTAATCATTTATTTTTAGAATATATATCAAGGCCACAAACAGCTGAAATATTTTTTGAAGATGTATTAATGGCTATGGTATTTTATGGTATGCCTATATTAGCTGAAAATAACAAACCTAGGTTTTTATATTATTTAAAGAGAAGAGGTTATAGAGGTTATTCTATGAATCGTCCTGATAAAGTTTGGAATAAGCTATCAACTACTGAAAAAGAAATAGGTGGAATACCTAACTCAAGTGAAGATATTAAGCAAGCACATGCTGCTGCTATAGAATCTTACATAGAAACTTATGTAGGATTAAAAGAAGATGGTTACGGTGACATGTACCATCAAAAGACATTAGAAGATTGGTCTAAGTTCAATATAAACAATAGAACAAAGCACGATGCTTCGATAAGTTCAGGTTTAGCTATTATGGCTTGTAATAAAAATAGATATACGCCAGTTAGCAAAAGACAAACAAAATCTGTAGCTTTAGGTATTAAAAGATATGATAACACGGGTTATAATTCAAAAATAAAATAGATGATAAAAACTAATTACAATAGTTCTTTTCCAGATCAGGTCGTACCGGATGTAGAAAAAGCTTCTTATGATTATGGTTTACAAGTAGGTAGAGCCATTGAATCTGAGTGGTTTAGAAACGATAGGGGTTGGTACGATAGATTTAACACGAACTATAATAATTTCCATAGGTTAAGGTTATATGCTAGAGGAGAACAATCTATTCAAAAATATAAAGACGAATTATCTATTAATGGTGACTTATCTTATTTAAACTTAGACTGGAAACCCGTACCAGTTATTCCTAAGTTTGTAGATATTGTTGTAAATGGTATGTCTCAAAGATCTTATGATATTAAAGCTTATGCTCAAGATCCTGAGTCTATAATGAAAAGAACTGCTTATGCTGAAGCTCTACAAAGAGATATGATGCAAAAAGATCTTATCAATCAAATACAACAAATGACAGGACTAGATGTTTCTAAATCACAAGGTAAAGGTTTAGAGATGGAAAGTGAAGAAGATTTACAGCTTCATATGCAAATGGATTATAAAGAATCTATTGAAGTAGCTGAAGAAGAAGTTATTAATAATGTATTAGCTAAAAACAAATATGATTTAACTAGAAGAAGATTAAATCAAGATTTAACTATATTAGGTATTGCAGCTACTAAAACATCGTTTAATAGATCAGAGGGTGTTACTGTTGATTACGTAGATCCATCAAGTTTAGTTTATTCATATACTGAAGATCCTAACTTTGAAGATTTATATTATGTAGGTGAAGTAAAGCCTATTAGTTTAGCAGAACTTAAAAAACAGTTTCCATATTTAACACCTAGTGAACTAGAAGAAATACAAAAGTATCCAGGTAATCAAAACTACACTAGAAACTGGAGTGGTCGTTATGATGATGATACAGTACAAGTATTATATTTTGAATACAAAACATATACTAATCAAGTATTTAAAATAAAGCAAACTGCATCAGGACTTGAAAAAGCATTAGAAAAACAAGATACATTTATAGATGCACCAGAAGGTGATAACTTTAAAAAAGCATTTAGATCAATTGAAGTACTATATTCAGGAGCTAAAATACTAGGGCATGAAAAAATGCTTGAGTGGAAAATGGCTGAGAATATGACTAGACCATTTGCTGACACTGTTAAAGTTAATATGAACTATAACATCGTAGCTCCTAGATTATATAAAGGACGTATAGAATCAATTGTAAGCAGAATAACTGGTTTTGCTGATATGATACAGCTAACGCATCTAAAACTGCAACAGGTGATGTCTAGGATAGTGCCTGATGGTGTTTATATGGATATAGATGGTTTAGCAGAAGTAGATTTAGGTAATGGTACTAATTACAACCCAGCTGAAGCGTTGAATATGTATTTTCAAACAGGTTCTATAGTTGGTAGATCAATGACTCAAGATGGTGGCATGAATCCAGGTAAAGTTCCAATACAAGAACTTGCTACATCAAGTGGTATGGGTAAAATACAATCATTGATACAAACTTATGAGTATTATCTTAAAATGATAAGAGATGTGACGGGACTTAATGAAGCTAGAGATGGTACATTACCAGATAAGCAATCATTAGTTGGTTTACAGAAGTTAGCTGCCGCTAATTCAAATGTAGCTACAAGACATGTATTACAAGCTAGTTTATTTTTAACACTTAGAACTTGTGAAAACATATCATTAAGAGTAGCTGATGCTTTAATGTTTCCAATGACTAAACAGTCTTTAATGTCTAGTATATCTAGATACAATGTAGGAACATTAGAAGAGTTATCTAGTTTAAATATGCATGACTTTGGTATATTCTTAGAATTAGAACCAGATGAAGAGCAAAAGCAAATACTAGAACAAAATATTCAAATAGCTTTACAAGCTGGACAAATAGATCTTGAAGATGCTATTGACATTAGAGAAGTTGCTAATTTAAAGTTAGCTAATCAAATGTTAAAGAAACGTAGAAAAGATAAAGCAGCTAGAGATCAACAAGCGCAACAAGCTAATATGCAAGCTCAAGCACAGTCTAATGCTCAACTAGCAGAGCAAACAGCTATGGCAGAAGCTAACAAGCAGCAGATATTAACTGAGCAAAAGATGCAGCTTGAAAAAGCTAAGAGTGATTTTGAAGTACAAAAAATGGAGAGAGAAGCACAGATTAAACAACAGTTAATGGAGCTAGAGTTTAATTATAATATGCAACTTACTCAAGCTCAAGGACAAGCTAAAAAACAAGAAGAAACTTTTAAAGAAGATCGTAAAGACGAACGAACCAAAATACAAGCAACGCAACAATCTGAGTTAATAGATCAAAGAAAAAATGATTTATTACCGAAGAACTTTGAATCCGCAGGTAATGATACTATGGGTGGATTTGGCTTAGAGCAGTTTGGCCCTAAGTAATTTTATATTAACTATTATATTATATTATGTCAGAAGAAGTAAAAGAAGAAGGTTCTTTTAAAATAAAAAAGAAACCAGGTAGACCTAAGAAACTTACCAACAAAGGAGAAACTATAAAAGTAGATTTATCTAAAAAAGAAGATCTTGTAGAAGAAGAAGTAACAAAAGTTGTTATTGATGAAGCTAAGGAAGAGGCTGTTAAAGAAGAGCCAGTAAAAGAAGTTGTTAAAGAAACAACTGAAGAAGCTACTGAAGAAAAAGTAATTCCAATACAAGAGGTTACTGAAGAAGAAAAAGTAGAAGAAAAGAAAGAGCCAGTTATGGAAACTGCTCCAGAGCCAGCTAAGCCAGAAATTAACTTACCAGAAAATGTAGAAAAGTTAGTTAAGTTTATGGAAGAAACAGGTGGCACAGTTGAAGACTACGTTAGATTAAATGCTGATTACAGCAATATAAACGACGATGCTTTAATTAGAGAATACTACAAACAGACTAAACCACATTTAGACATCGAAGAGGTTAACTTCTTATTAGAAGATAACTTTTCATTTGATGAAGACGTGGATGAAGAGCGAGATATAAAGAAAAAGAAACTCGCCTTCAAAGAAGAAATTGCTAAAGCCCGTAAATTTTTAGAGGACACTAAGAGTAAATACTACGACGAAATCAAGTTGAGACCCGGCGTAACTCAAGACCAACAAAAAGCTACTGACTTTTTCAATAGATACAACGAAGAACAGAAAATGGTTCAAAATCAACACGAGAGGTTCCAGAATAACACTAAAAACTATTTTAACCAAGAATTCAAAGGTTTTGACTTCAATATTGGTGAAAAGAAATTTAGATATGGAGTTTCGGATACTGATGGTGTTGCTAACACCCAATCTGATCTAACTAATTTTGTTGGGAAGTTCCTAAATGAAAAAGGTGAAGTAAAAGATTATGCTGGTTACCACAAAGCCATTTATGCTGCTGAAAACGCTGATACAATAGCTAATCATTTCTATGAGCAAGGCAAAGCCGATGCTGTAAAAGATGTGATGGCTAAATCTAAAAATGTAAGTAACGAACCTAGAGTAACATCTACAGGTGATGTATTTATTAATGGATTAAAAGTAAAAGCAATTAGCGGTGTAGATAGTTCTAAGTTAAAAATAAAAACAAAACAAAAATAAAACTTAAAACTAAAATAAAATGGGATTAGATATTTCCAAAGCCCCAGGGCTTGCTCCATCTCAAGACAAAGTGGCTCTATCAAGCAACTATATGTCTTTTACTGATGGTACTAGAGACTTCGCTCAGCAATACTTACCAGAATTGTATGAAGCAGAAGTAGAAAGATTTGGTAACAGAACGTTATCAGGTTTTTTAAGAATGGTTGGCGCTGAAATGCCAATGACATCGGATCAAGTAATTTGGTCTGAACAAAATAGATTGCACGTATCTTACGATGTCGCTGTTACTGGTGGAACTGGTACTACTGTTACCATTACGTTACCAGCTGGAAACCAAGGAGCTAATGACGATTGTGCTATTAGAGTTGGTCAAACTGTAGTTGTTTCTGACGGTTTAAACACTGTTAAAGCTAAAGTTAGAACAGTTACTAATTCTGGTGCTGCAGGTTCTAGAGAATCTGTTGTTACTGTTGATACTTATCAAGTTGCAAATATGGAAACTGGTGGTTTAGCTAATGCTAGCGCTGTTAAGATATTTGTTTACGGATCTGAGTTTGCTAAAGGTACTCCAGGAATGACTACTGCTATTGAACCAAATTTTACTCAATTTAACAATAAGCCAATCATACTAAAAGACTTCTATGAAGTTTCTGGTTCTGATGCTGCTCAAATTGGTTGGGTTGAAGTTGCTACTGAAGATGGTACTTCTGGTTATATGTGGTATCTAAAAGCTGAATCTGAAACAAGATTACGTTTTGAAGATTATCTTGAAATGTCAATGGTTGAAGCTGAGAAAAAAGGTGCTAATGGTTCTGCTCAATTAGCTACAGATAAAACTGAAGGTTCTGAAGGTTTATTTGCTGCTATTGAAGATAGAGGAAACATTTATAACGACTTTGCTGGTGCTGCTGCTCCAGGATCTGGCGCTTTAGGTGATTTCGATGCTATTCTCAAGCAATTAGATAAGCAAGGTGCTATTGAAGAAAATATGTTATTTTTATCAAGAGCTACTGCTTTAGATTTTGATGATATGATTGCTGCTCAAGCTGGTGGAGGTTATGCTTCTACTGCTAATGCTTCTTACGGTTTATTTAACAATGAAGAAGATATGGCACTTAACTTTGGATTTTCTGGTTTTAGAAGAGGTTCTTATGACTTCTACAAAACTGACTGGAAATATTTAAATGATGCATCTACAAGAGGTTTAACTGGAGATATTGATGGTGTTATGATTCCTGCTGGAACATCCACTGTTTATGATCAAATGTTAGGTCAAAATATCAGACGTCCTTTTTTACACGTAAGATACAGAGCTTCTGAAGCTGATGATCGAAGAATGAAGTCATGGATTACTGGTTCAGTAGGTGGCGCTTATACTTCTGATATTGACGCTATGAGAGTTCATTTCTTATCTGAAAGATGTCTTTGTGTACAAGGTGCAAATAACTTCGTGTTATTTAAATCTACTATATAATTATTAACATTTAAAAGATAAAGAAAATGGGACATATAAAATTAGCAAAAGCCAACGGTGAGTTTGATATAGTATCAGCTGACAACGTTGGACATGTAAAAGAAAGCACTACAGGTGATGATGTTGAAATAGCTTATACAAGTGGCTACAAAGCAACTATCGCTGGCGCAGGTGCTTATGCTCAAGCTGACGTGTTTAAAGTAGTTAAAGCTTTAGACGTTATGGAAGGCGCTTCTGGCGTTGCTCCATTAGTAGAGCTAAGCTCAAAAGTAACTGAAGTTACAGTAGCTTCTATTTAATAGAACAACAATAAGATCCCGCTTCGGCGGGGTCTTTTTTAATTATTATATTATATTATATTATGGAAACAAAAGAAAAAAAAGCTCCAGCAAAAGCTGTAGCAAAAGAAATTAAAAAAGATACTTGGGAAATTAAAGATAGATATTACCATTTACTACACGGTAAATCTCCTTTAACATTTAGGTTAAATTCAAAACACTCTTCAAGAAAACCTTTAATGTACTTTGACGAAACAAAAGGTTATAATAGAGAACTAAGATATGCAACTAACATGAGAAGTCCATTTGTTGATGAACAAACTGGATCTGCAACTTTAGGGCATATTGTTTTTGAAGATGGTGTATTAATGGTGCCTAAATCTGATACTTCACTACAAAAGCTTTTATCATTGTATCATCCAAACAGAGATAAATTATATTCTGAAAAAGATGACATTGTTGAAGCTTCTAATGATTTAGATTACTTAGAATTAGAAATAGAAGCTTTAAATGCTGCTATGACTATGGACGTTGACCAAGCTGAAGCAATATTAAGAGTTGAATCTGGTTCTAGTGTATCTAAGATGAGTTCTAAAGAACTTAAAAGAGATTTAATGTTGTTTGCTAGATCAAATCCTAGTTTGTTTATAGAATTAGCAAATGATGAGAATGTTACTCTTAGAAACTTTGGTATTAGAGCTACTGAAGCTAACATACTAGGTTTATCTCAAGATCAAAGAACATTTACTTGGGCAAGTAATGGTAGAAAATTAATGAATGTTCCTTTTGACGAAAACCCATATTCAGCGCTAGCTGCTTGGTTTAAAACTGATGAAGGTGTTGAAGTTTACAAATCTATCGAGAAAAAGTTCAAATAACAAGTGACTATAATTATGAGGGGTTACATAAGTAACCTCTCTTTTTAAAATATTAAAAATGGCAATAAGCGTAGATACTGTATATAAAACTGTATTACTTATTTTAAATAAAGAACAAAGGGGTTATATGACACCTGATGAATTTAATAAAATAGGTAGTCAAGTACAAAGAGAAATATTTGAGGCTTACTTTGAAGACTTAAATCAACAACTACGTATACCTCAGTCTGATATGGAATATTCAGATAGAGTTGCTGTTACAGATGAAAAAATTGCAGAATTTAAAACTGAAAATGACCAAACAGTAGCTGAAAAAACTATTGGTGGTACAAATCCTTTTACAACTCCTTCTGAGTTATATAGACTAGGTTCAATTACTTATGAGCCAAACACTGCAACATATAAAGAAATGCAGAGAGTAGGTAGAGCAGAAATATACAATATTAGAAAAGCTCCTTTAACTGCACCTACAACAAATTATCCAATATATTTATACGAAGACAATAAAGCTTTAGTTTATCCTGATACAATAGTTGATCCTTTGCATGTTAAAATGCAATATGTAAAGAAACCAACTGATGTTAGATGGGGTTATTATTCAGGAAGCTTAGGGCAATTAATCCATGACACAACCGTGTACGGGCCAAACTTATTAAATGTAGGGAATGGTACGCTTACTTCTTCCGCAAACACTACAGGTTTAACAGCTACTAATACTACAAGTCCAATAGCTTTAACTCAAGGGACAGCTAGTACTGGTAACTTCGCTTTAACACCTGTTTCTGCACCTGGCGGTACTGGTTTAGAAATATCAGTTTCAGTTTCTTCAAATGTTTTTACAGTAAATATTACATCTGCAGGAACTGGATATGTTGTTGACGATGTGTTAACGATACCTACTACAGCTATACCAGGATTAAGTGGTCAAATAGTTATAACTTTAACCGCTGCAAACTTTAATTCAGGTAGTACTTTTGGTACAACTAACTTTGAATTACATAATTCTGAAAGAACTGAACTAGTTTTAAAAATGCTACTATATCAAGGTGTAGTAATAAGAGATCCACAAATTGTACAAGTTGCAGCATCGAGAGTACAACAAGAAGAAGTAAACGAAAAATCATAATAAATGGGACTTATAACAGAAACTAACGCACAATATTACTCTGGTCAACAAGCTTTTACTACAGCTGGTGGTGCTGGTCCACATACTTTTACTTGCACTTTTAATACAAACTTAATAGATTTACCAGTTTCTAACTATACTATAACTAATAATGGTTCTACTATTGGTGTTGCTGAATACTCAGTTTCTGAAAACATTATAACTATAACATCAACGCTAGTAGTTGGGAATATAGTTGTTAAACTATCTCAATCAGCTATAGATAATAACTATGGTAGCTACGAATATATAAGTTTAAATGACATTATAAATAACTTTATAGTAGCTTATATTGGTGCTGGAAAATTAATACCATCTGCAAAAAGAACTGATATAATGTTTCATGCTAAAAGAGGTTTGCAAGAATTTAGTTACGATACATTAAAAAGTATTAAATCACAAGAATTAACTATACCACCAAGCTTATCTATAGTTATACCACAAGACTATGTTAACTATGTTAAATGCTCTTGGATAGATAATGCTGGAGCTAAACATATTATATACCCAACTAGAGTAACTTCTAATCCAACTGAACTACCTTTACAAGATAATGATGGTATACCTTCACAAGATAGTGATGGAGAAAACACTTTAGCTAATCAATCATTAACTGAAGAAAAATGGAAAAACAGATCTTTAACTACAGACTTTCAACCAAATGACTATAGAGATTCTACTAACGAAGGTTTAATAGGCCAAAGATATGGATTACAACCTGAAGAAGCTCAAGTAAACGGTATGTTTACTATAAACGAAAGAACAGGTACTTTTTCTTTTTCAAGTGATTTAGCAGGTAAATTAATTATATTAGAATATATATCTGATGGTTTAGCTGTAGACTTAGACATGAAATTACCTAAGATGGCAGAGCAAGCAATGTATATGCATATAGCTTATTCTATATTATCAGGTAGAGCAGGTATTCCAGAATATGTAGTAAATAGATTTAAGAGAGACCGTTCTAGCGCTCTTAGAAACGCTAAAATACGTTTAAGCAACATAAAGATTGAAGAGATCTCTCAAGTGTTTAGAAACAAATCTAAATGGATTAAACATTAAGTATGCCAGAAATTAAAAATACTTTTCTAAAGTCTAAAATGAATAAAGATTTAGACTCTAGACTTATACCTAATGGTGAATATAGAGATGCTCAAAATTTAAGTGTAAGCAAGTCTGAAGGAGCTGATGTAGGATCTTTAGAAAATATATTAGGTAATACTATTATATCTGATTTAAAAAACAAAATAAAAACTTTAGAAGCTGAAAAGTTAGAAACTTATTGGACAGGATCAACAATAAGACCTACAGAAATTCAAACTAATCAACTAGAAATTATAGGTTATTATTCAGCTACATCTATAGATACTTTATTTTTGTTTATAACAGACTATAGAGACTCTTCTAACGATAGATTAAGTAATTTTGCACCTAATGATTTTGGCGATGCAAGTGCTGTTCCTAACGATTTCTATTATAAAGGAGCTATGTGTTACATAGTTCAATTTAACTTAATATCTAACGAGTCTAGAGTTTTAGTTGGAGGTAGCTTTCTTAACTTTTCAAAAACGCATCCTATATTAAATGTAAATTTACTTGAAGATTTACTTTTTTGGACAGACAATAGAAACCAACCAAGAAAAATAAATATTAAAAAAGCTGCTTTAACAGGTGGCTTTAATGGATCTTGGGAAACCTGGAGTGGCTCAAGAACTAACAACCCTTATTATAACAGTGAAGATCATATTTCAGTTGCAAAGTTTGCTCCGTATGAGTGTTTTAAATTTATAAACTCATCTAATGAAAACACTTTAATATCTAATAGTGAAGAATTTTTACCTTCTCATATAATTACGTCCGCTAATATTGACACAGCCAAAGGAAGTGATGCTATACAAATAGCTGGAAATTATCTATTATCAGGTAGTAATCCCGATATAGTAGGTGATAACTCAATTCCATATAATGACGCTGATAGACTTACAGTGCACATAAATGACGTGTATTATGACTACTTAATTAAAAGCGTAACTACCGCTGGGGCAAATACTAATATAGTTTTAACCGAAGCACTTGATGCTTTAAATCCTGATTTTCCAAGTACAGGATTACAGACAACTAATGGCGTTATATTAATAAATAGAAAAAACCCTGAATATAACGAATCATATAGAGGAGACACTAACTTGTTAAGAGACAAATTTCCAAAGTTTAGTTATAGATTTAAATATGATGACGACGAGTATTCTTTAATGGCTCCATTTACTCAAGCTGCTTTTGTACCAAAACAATTTGGTTATTTCATAAATGACGACGAGCAAGTAACTAGAGAATCTGGAAGCGTTAAGTTTATGGAAAATAGAGTAGACGAAGTAAAGCTTAATTTAACATTGCCATTTAACGGTAATGAAATAGAGGACAAATTAAAAGTAAAAGAAGTACAAATATTAATTAAAAATTCAGATGAATTAGCGGTTAGAGTAGTAGAAGATGTTGAAGTTTCTAGACTTGGAACTACTAGTAATTATGAATATAGTTATTTATCTACTAAAGCTATTAAAACTTTACCAGAAGCTGACTTAATTAGAGTACATGATAAAATACCTGTTAGAGCTTTAACTCAAGAAATTATTAGCAATAGAGTAGTTTACGGAAACTATTTAGATAAGCACACTTCTCCAATTAACTTAAACTATGAGTTAAATTATAATTCTAAATCAATACAATCGCCTAATGACAAGACTGCTATAGAATTTCCAAACCATACACTAAAACAAAATAGAAGTTATCAAGTTGGTGTTGTTTTAATAGATAGGTATGGTAGAGCTTCTAATGTTATATTAAATAACTCTGACAATGTAGGAACCGCTAAAAACTCAACTATATATACGGATTATGTTAGTGAAACAAACCCTGCGTTTACTAACTTTTTTGGAAAAAAACTAGAATTTAATTTAAGAAGTCCTATACCTGAGTCAGACTCTAGACTAAATTATCCAGGATTATACTCTGAAACAAATCCATTAGGCTATTATACTTATAGAATAGTAGTTAAACAACAAGAGCAAGATTATTACAATGTATATACTCCTGGTGCTTTAGCTGGTGAAATATTATGGAATGCAGATGTTAGAGATGGTAGTAGTATTGATGAAACAGATATAATACCCTCTGATTGTTTGCCAAGTTTTCACAATATTAGCAGAATAACTTATTTAAATTTATTTGGAGATAATATAAATAAAATACCAAGAGAACTTAAAGAAGTAGGAGCTAGTGACACTACGTTTGATAGTAGAGTATTGCTTTACAATAGGGTTAATCCAAGATCTTCTTTACAAAAGCTTTTCAATGTTCAATCTAAAGTTAGTAAACAAGGAGAAAAAGTTGTTTCTATAGAGCCTTTTAGAGAGTTAGGAACTTGGACAACTACTAAAGGTAATTTATTTCCAACACAAACAGATTTACAACATAGTGTTCCCCAGCCTTTTTACCCTTATCACAGAGAAGAGCCAAGTACAAATGAGTATAAATATAACTTTTATGATATATTTTTTAACGCACAAGCAAATCCATTTATAGCTAAAATAGAAACAGATTTCCAAATAGGTGCAACTCCTACTTATGCTACTCAAAGTGGTATTGAAAACTCTTGGCAAGACTTAGGTGTATTTGAAACAGCTCCTACAGAGTCTGTTTTAGATATTTATTTTGAAAGCTCAACATCTGGTTTAATTTCAACTTTAGACTTTGCTGATGCTGTACCAGCTGGAATCTCAGATGGAACCAATAAAACTGCATTAGGACAAAATATACAGTACATACAAACTGAGGGTTTAGATTCATCAACTGCAAGTCCAAAAGATGTTACTTTAACTTTAAATTTAACAGATTCAGCTGGCGGTAATATAAACTCTAGTTTTACAGCAGCAATACTTCAAGTTTTAGATGGTAATGGAAATAATAGAAATTCAGATTTTATAATAACACAACCAACTACAACCACATTTAAAATACAGTCAACTAGTAGAGAGGTTTTCTTATCAGATTCAAGTGT